TTCATGATCTCCGCCTGCTGCACCGCGTCGTACATCTTCGGCGGATACCAGTCCCGATACGGGTCTTGGTCTGACCTGACACACGCCTGTATCCATTCGCGCTTGCAGTCGTGCCCCTTTGGTAACTCCGCAGACCATGCTGCGTTAATCAGCGCCATAGCCCAGACGATTGCAGCGGCAAGCCAGATTATGCGGGTAAGTCTACGCAGTTTTCGATTATCATCGAAGTTTTTCAGTAGATCCCTCTCGGCCTTTCTTAGATAGTCATAGTCAATCATTACTTCACCTCAATATCGTATTCATGGGCGCGGGTGAGGGTATTGTCACCAAAGCTCCGCAGCGCCTGCGGGTGCGCGTGATCACCCATGCTAAAAAGCATATCGCCATCTTTGTTCGTGAAACAGTAATAGACGCGTTGCTCTTCGCCTTCCCTCGTTCCAATGAAGGTAAACGCCATCCCCGGCTTTACGTCAGCCCAGTCGAATGGGGCTGGGGTGAAGGATGCAATTTCACTGGCTGTAAAAAACGCAACGTTTTTATCGTTCAGCCTTTCAGCATTAAACTTATCAAGTTTGATGCTCACATTATCGCCATCTCTATATTTAATCACAGCATCCCCACTTCCAGCCTGTACTCCGCAGGCGCTACATATCCAAGATCACGAACAACACTCATATCATCCGGCAATACGCTGTCGATCTGACGGTATGCGTTGTAATACGCGCCAGCCTGAAACGCGGCGAATACAACAGCGGCATAAACGTATGTCCGAATACGTGCATAAAACGGCCTAGGCGCTCTATGCCAGACTTTAAATTCATTCCCAATCATTTTAAATCCTCCAGTCTGTCAGCAACCATAATTAGCGCGTCATGTGCTGTTTGATCTCTATAGTCTTTGTGAAAGGCCGCTTCACGGATAATCTGGATCATGCCAGATCGGAAAGCTATCATGGCCTTATCAAGCATGGTCCTTACTTGCTCCGCCGTATATTTTTCATCTCCTACCATTTCTTTAGCTCCTCAGCTATGTCTAGTGTTCTGTTACCGTAAAATGTCGCCAGTCGCTGCAATTCTGCAATCAACCACTGGCATTCTGTCTCGCCTGAAGCGTATCGTCGCATTGTACGCGGATTAACGCTGACATCACGGGCTAGCCGGGATTTCCATTCGTCACCGTATATAATCGTTGCAATCTTCTTCAGTTTTTTAGGTGTCAACTTCATGATGTATTTATGCCCTAGATTTAGGGTCATGTAACCCCCTTACGATAGAAAGAACGATTGTTTCAAGATTAAAAACATAATCTGTTAGCTCGTTAATATAACCCACCAGTTCGTCATGGCGTTCTTCTGGCGTGGGTTGGGTGAGGTCGTAAAATTTCATTTTCTCTCCAGTTCTGCTTTCAGATCGGCGATTTCCTCGTTCAAATCAGCGATTTCAGCATTCAGGCATTCTTGTGCGTTAACCATGTCTGCCCATTCATCATCGGTTAATACAACACCATCATCCTGCTGCTCAAGCGCGTGAATGGCCCCCAATGCCTCTTGAATATGAACAAGAGCAACATGAACCATCCTGTGTTTTGCGTAATACTCAGCGTCTTCCAATGCTTTTTTAACTGTTTGAATGTCGCTCATTCTGTTGTCTCCAGTTCTGTTTTTACTTCAGAAAATTCATCTATCATGGCCGCGTCGATATATCTCTGATCAAGAGCATCAAACGCTTCTTTCGATAGATTAAATACCAAATCGGCAGCAAGTGTGCCGTATTGGCAAGCTATGCTGTCTTCTGCATAAATCATCAGTTTATCAAGAGCGTCTAAAGCAATAAAAGCCTTGTGTTGAAACTCATCAAGGGATTTCAGAGCAAGGCATATGTGACTATATGCCCGGTCTATATCTGACTTAGACACAGCCTCTGAAAGATACGCATCTCCGGTTATAATCTTCGCTGCGGTCAGTTCTTCGCGGATGGTTTTTATATCGGTCATCTTCCCCTACCTACTCGCATAATAATCAAAACGGCCATGATCATACGTATCGCGCTCGACATAAACCCGCGCTGTATGCTCTTTCCGGTAAATCTCGTTACCATCTTCGTTGTATCCGACGATAACAACGTCATCCTTCCACTGACCGTATTCGTGATCCTCTGAAAGTTTTAATTCCATGTCTTCTTCAAACCAGTCCAGAGCTTCTTCTGGCGTGTTGCCTTTTTCGTCATATGACTTGCCGTTGTATTCAATCGCAAACCAAGCTTTCGCCATTTCTGCCTCGTGATTTTTCTCAAGAATGTAATCGTCTATGAATGTCATTTTCTTTTCCTTTCCGGGGACTGAGGGGTTGCCGTTCGACATACCGCAACCCCTCGCCTTCCCATGCTACTGAGAAACTTTTCCGCGCGCTTTTGCGTTCAGCGCCTGCGAAGATTCCAGCGCGGCAGAAAGGCGTTTCGCCAAATCTACGCGTCCATCAAATTCAGGTGCATTGTATAGGGCCTGCAAAACGTCATGGATCAGCACTGTTTGGTCTTCGTGGCTTTCCAACAATTCAGGCGCGGCGGCTATAAGACGGGCGTCTTGTGGGATTGTTGTTACACGTGCGATAACTTGACGGCCTGTCAATGGGCCTATAACCCATTCAGTTGGGGTTCTGTCAGGTGTCGCATTGTTAGAGAGTCCCCAAGGCCCCGGCGTGTGATCAGTCTTTTCGACCAAGACAACCCCGCCATTGATTTCATCACGTACCATTTTAAAGCTTGTCATCATTTTCTCCTGTAGCATGTTTAAGGTCTATGTCCTCAATCTAGGGCATATCATGACGAAACGTAATAGGCTGGCAAGAAATATTATTGCTATTTTTGGGTAATCGAATAACGCTCTGTATCGACGATTACATACCGATCATCGATCATCGCAAACCCGCCAAGGGAATTTGTCGCTTTAATCGCTCTGGATAGCAGTTCATCCCGGACAGGATGCGGTTTTCTATCCATCGGGGGGAGCTTTACGTCGTTTTTGTGTTTCATGGTCGTTCTTTCATGGTAAATTAACTTATGCGCCGCGCTGCTAAAATTGACTTAAACCAGCCTGAGATCGTATCGGCTTTACGCTCCGTAGGGTGTTCTGTTCAATTGCTTCATTCCGTTGGTCAGGGATGCCCTGATTTACTGGTGGGAATATCCGGCGAGAATGCCCTGATGGAAGTCAAAAGCGATACCGGGGGACTAACAGAACCACAGATCATATGGCACAGGTCGTGGAACGGTACGGTTCATATTGTCCGGTCTATTGACGATGCGCTGGCGATTGTGAACGAAGTCAGAAAGCGACTGATTAACCAAAAGCTTTCTTAATTCACTCACGGCGATTTTGCATTTCGGTTTATCGTCAAGATAATCAATGATTTCATTCAGCGTGATTACGTCCATAATCTTTCCCCTTTTTCGTTACTTCGATACCACAAGCGCGGCCTTTCATAACAGTGATAAAACCCCTATCGGCAAGCCTTTCAACCGCACCCCATGCGCCAGATACTGACTTCATGTTAAGGTCTTGCGCAATCGCCCGGTAAGTAGGGGATCGGTCACAAGATAGGATATATAGCAAGACTTCATGCTGTCTTTTTGTCAGGTTCATCTTCAAGCCCCCAATGGTCAGGTAATGGTAGGTTAATGTTTAACTGTGATCCGAGCGCATAGACCATATCTATATACTCGGTGAATTGTTTCTTGTTCAGGCTAGTCGTCGAGATCGGTTCAATCAATTCATGGCCATCGACGAATGATTTTTTAACCCCCAGAAACCGGACCTTTAGAATGCGGTGCAGATCGTCCGGAGTATTGCCTAGCTCTTTTGCCAACACCCCGACAAGCATCCAGTAAAGCGAGTTCTGCGGGTTGCTGCGCTTGGTTTCTTTAATCGTAACAGTCATGCCACGGCTGGCTTGTATGGCCTGCATACAATTGGCGATAACCGCATCGTTTTTAAGTATGAACTGCATTCTCTCTCCTGTATCTACAAACCACTAAAACACAATATTCGTATAGTCCGGTGCTGCGCCAAAGTAATTCCGCCAAGCCTTTAACACGATCTATATCGCCGTGAAACGCGACTTCACCTATTTGGTGCTGTCTATGATGACATTCATGACACATCGGTATTGTCCAGCAGTCTGATGGTTTCATTCCCGCTCCGCCATCCGTCCCCTTGCGAATGTGGCAAGCCTGAGAACCAGACCGACCACAAACGCAACAGGGAAGCGTTCTGATAAACGCTAGATGGATTTTACAACGGATCAAAATGGGATATCTGAGTCGTCAATAGGCTTATTATCCCGACCAGCAGGCGTGTTATCCATTACAGGTTTATTCTGACCCTTTTCAGTCACGGCAAAAGAAAACCAAGCGTTTCCGTTTTTGTCTTCTTTCCGCCATGCAGATACCCAGTATGATTTTCCATCAATCAGAGCCTCGCCCTTCATGTCAGGATGGGTGTTTTTCTCTTTCTTGTAGTTCTTAAAGATTGACCCGGTATTGGGTTTTTGTTCATACGCCATCGACTTCCCTTTCATAATCAGAAAATTGAACAATATTTTTTTCTTCATCCCACCACTCAACGGATTCCATCATTAAATGGTAAATCTCACTAATATCAGTAATGATCTGGTCTATCATTGATGCGCTGTATGAAAGAGAAAAATCATCCGCCCCAGAATGAGAATAAATATCAACCTCGTTTCCATTTTTATCTGTTCCCTTGGTCCATAAGAATTTTCTAATCATTTCGAGACTATCAACGGATGCTTTCCATTCTACGGTTGATATGCCAAGAGTTACTAATTCGCTTTTAGGCTTTGGTATGGTCATGGTCTTTCCTTTCAAATAATGGGCAAGCGCCCGCGTTTACGTCCTTGCACCGTAAATATGGTGCGTTTGTTCTATGGGTATGGCTTAACGGATGATCCATAAAATTCTTATGTTTCAAACATAACCAGCCCCACGTACTGCCTTTACTCGATACAGGATCGAGGTTCTTGCATTCCTCGCAATAGGTTAAAAAATCCCTAACCATATTCCCCACCCGTGAAGAATTGCTATAGGGAACATAATCGCCCCGGCGACAAGAAAACCCCATGCTGATGTTGATAGACAAACGAAAACATGCGTTATCCAAGCGGCGAAACATGCGAAAATAAAAGCGTATCCAAAAAATTCACTCATGATATTATCCTGCGTTTAATGGGTTAAGGCGTGTCATGGCCGCGTTAATCTCATCCTGAAGCCATGTGACTTGTTTAAGGTTCAGGTCTTTCATTCCTTCCCTTACCTTCGGCAACTGTTGCCATTCGGTAACGTGTTGAATGTCGTTCAATGCCTCAAGTTCGCGTCTGCATGTTTCCAGAAACTCGACTTGCGGGGGTTTGGGTTTCGGCTCTTCTTTCGGCTTTGGCTTGTTCTCCGGCTTTGGTTTTTCCTCTTTTCCGCTGGCCGCGTTTCCGTCATCATCGTCGTCACAGACTAATCCCAGAAGCGTCACAAGGTTTTGCCTGCGGTGGTATGTAATAGCCGCGCCATATCCCTGTGGATCATTCTTTGCAGGATTAATCGGCAAACAGCTTGTAAGCAATTCACCAGATGCCGGGTAAAACAGGGTTGTTTCTAGGCAGTCCCTTCCATCTTTCTGGACAACGCTATTCAGCACAACAAAACCGTGCTTTGTCACCAGTTCTTTAATCGTACCCCATACCGCAGGCAGATCGGCGTATTTTGATTTATAAAACGGATTGTTTGCCGTCTTTAAAATCATAGGAGCTTCTGCCTGAAATGCCGCTAGAGCATTATAAATCGATTTTTCCATTCATCTTTCCTTTCAGTCTTCTGCAAAATTCTAACTGCAATCTGTCATATACAAACTTCTGGCTATAACACTGAATACCGTTTCTGGATTTCTGATAAATCCTTTCATCCAGTCTGCGGCTTATTGTGTCTAGCTGTTCCCATGTGTATCGTTGCAAGTTCATGAAATAGGAATAGAACAAAAAAAGTATAAAGTAAATACAAAAATTCTATTTACATTCTTTTTTTTACGTGTACGGTTTAGACAAAGGAGAAAAACATGGACTACATGGAATTTTTAAAATCCAAGGCACGGATTGATGTACCTACTGGAATACCAAACCCGCCGGAATTAAATCAAAACCTGTTCGATTTTCAGCATGACATTGTGAATTGGGCCTGTAAGCGCGGCAGGGCTGCGTTGTTTGCTGGTACTGGTCTGGGTAAGTCACTCATGGAACTGTCATGGGCGCAGTCTCTACATGATGCAGAAAAGGTTAGAACGGTTATATTCACCCCGCTGGCAGTAGCGGCGCAGATGAAGCGTGAGGCCAATAAATTCGGCATTGAATGTGAACACGTATCGTCATCGGATGAAAGCGATTGCCCTATCCTGATAACGAATTATCAAAAGCTAGACCATTTTGATATGTCTAAATTCAAGGGCGTTGTATTGGATGAAAGTTCTATTCTGAAAAACCAATCAGGACACTATCGGACAAAGCTTATTGATATCTGTAAGTCAATTCCATACCGACTCGCTGCAACGGCAACTCCCAGCCCGAACGATTACATGGAACTAGGAAACCATTCTGAGTTTGCCGGGATCATGTCTTACACTGACATGCTTTCGACATTCTTCGTTCACGACGCGGCGAAGACACAAGAATGGCGATTAAAGGGCCATGCAGAAGATGAATTCTGGAAGTGGATGGCTTCATGGTCTGTCATGCTTTCTAATCCTTCTGATCTTGGTTATGACGGATCGAAATATAATCTGCCTGAACTGCATCAGATACAGCATACAGTCGGCGCAAAGTATGAAGCCAATATTGAAACCGGACTTTTATTTCCGTTAGAAGCTCAATCTATGTCAGAGCGTTTAGGCGCAAGACGTGCGACTATCGAGGATAGGGTTAATAAAGCTGCTGAAATCGTAGCAGAAAAGCCATATGACGCTTGGGTTGTATGGTGCAATCTAAATGACGAAAGTGCAATGCTGGCCAATAAAATCCCCGGCGCTGTTGAGATTGTCGGGTCTATGCACGAAGACAAGAAAGAGGATATTCTTGAACAATTCGCAAACGGAAATATCCGGGTTCTTATCAGCAAGCCATCATTAACCGGATTCGGAATGAACTGGCAGCACTGTAACAATACTTGCTTTGTCGGTTTGAATGATAGCTTTGAGCAGGTCTTTCAGGCAATCCGTAGGTTCTGGCGATTCGGTCAAACAAAAGAGGTATATTCGCATTTTATTGCTTCTGAGCTTGAAGGCGCGGTTGTCGCCAACATCAAGCGTAAAGAGCTTCAATGCGAACATATGATGCGGCAAATGGTAAAACATATGGCCGATCTAAACGCCGCAAGTATCAGGGGCGCAACACGCGATACATTAACATACATACCAACGCAAAAAATGGAGATACCATCATGGATTTAAAAGCAGTCAATCAGGTTATTACGGATCAATACGCAATATATGAGGGAGACAGCTGCGAGCTTATGCCTGCAATCCCTGATAATAGCGTAGGATTTTCATTACATTCACCGCCATTCGAGGGCTTGTATAAATTCAGCAATTCAGACCGTGATGTCAGTAATTCTGAAGGTCGGTCATTCTATGACCATTATGGATTTATCATATCCGACTTGCTCCGCATGACGAAGCCGGGAAGGCTGGCAAGCGTTCATTGCATGCAGTTACCCACGAGTATAACGCGTGATGGATTTATCGGTATGCGTGATTTCAGGGGTGAGGTTATCCGTAATTTTATAGACCGTGGATGGATATTTCATTCTGAGGTCTGTATTTGGAAAGATCCCGTAGTCGCGCAGCAACGCACAAAATCAATTCGCTTACTTCATAAACAAATGGAAAAAGACAGCACAATATCCGGTCAAGGTCTGGCTGATTATATCGTTACATTCCGCAAGCCGGGCAAGAATGAAGAACCAGTACAAGGTAAGCTGGAATACTATATCGGCGAAGGTAACGCGCCTGAACCAGTTGAAAATAGACTAAAGCGACAATCCCAAGCTGATGCTGAACGATGGTATTCAATCGAGGTATGGCAGCGATATGCCAGCCCTGTATGGACTGATATTAACCAAAGCCGGACACTACAATACCGCAGCGCAAGGGATGATAAAGACGAGCAACATATCAGCCCGTTGCAGCTGGACGTTATTGAGCGCTGCATTCACCTTTGGAGCAATCCGGGCGATATAGTCTTTACCCCGTTTATGGGTATTGGAAGCGAGGTTTTCGGCGCGGTTGAAATGGGACGTAAGGGTATTGGCATTGAACTGAAGGCCAGTTACTTCCGGCAGGCCGTAAAAAACCTTGAGCATGTAAAACAACGAGGGGATGATCTTCTCAGTAAGGCTGTTTAACCGTTTAAAAACCTGATATATACTAACCGTGAGGGCTTATATCGGATTGATCCCCGATAGACAGCCAAATCCCCGTGGTTGCCCTCGCACCCTTCTTTACTGGGGATTTTTGTGGGAGATTTTATGTTTAAGATCAAAGACTGGTCATCATTTCAATCGTATAAAGACCGCAATCCGCCGTGGATAAGGCTGCATAAAAGCCTTTTAGATAATTTCCAATTTCAGAAAATGTCAGTCGAGGCAAGGGCTTTATTACCCATGCTCTGGCTTCTCTCCGCCGAGGATGAAAATCCCGTATCAGGAATGTTACGGATTGGTTACGAGGAAATTGCATTCAGGTTACGGACTGATCCCAAAGCCGTAAAAATAGCGATTGATGAAATAATTCGTCACGGTTTTATCGAAAGAGCAGAAACGGAAAATAACGATCTTTTTAATGATAAAACAACAAGTTACGGAACCGTTACGGAACCGTTACGGAATTGTCACTCAGAGACAGAGACAGAGACAGAGACAGAGACAGAATATAAACCCGCTCGGCGGAGCGGTGTATTAAAACCGGATGACGTTTCCGATCAGGTATGGGATGATTTTATTTCTCACCGGAGGGCAAAAAAGGCCAAGGCCACAGAAACCGCGCTGGAAGGCATACGCCGGGAAGCCGTCAAAGCCGGATGGTCGATGGACGCGGCCCTGAGAGAAATCTGCATGAGGGGGTGGCAGGGGTTTAAATCCGAATGGGTTGAAAAGCTGAAGTCAGAAACCACGGATGGAAAATCATGGGAATGGGTACTCGCCCCAGAAGGGTATGCATCGGTGAACATGGTCACCATGAACGGAAAGAACTGGATCAAGAAACCGAAGGGAATGCAATGATGAACCTGAAACGCGAAATCAACAAAATCCTGAAGAACTACGGCGTTTCATGGGTTCAAGTAAAATCTCAACGCCGTGAATGGCAACTTGTCGAATGCAGGAAAGACATAGTCCGACTGTTACGGCAACACGACCCCAAAAAATGGTCATACCCGGCAATCGGCAGACTGATGGACCGGGACCATACCAGCATCATGCACCTTGCATCCGATGCCCGGAGAGAAAAACAAAACGCAGCAGCCAAAAAACGACACCGGGAAAGGCGCATGAAAGAAATCGGTTTCTGCCCGGTAAATTTAAACGCTGGTACGCACGAATTGAATATAGAACGATAAAACATACCGGGTTTTGATAATCGCATAGCGCCCCCCTTAAATCGCAAAAGAAAGGTATTTACAGAATGAAACATATTACAGATCGTGCGTATTGCATTCAATCCAATCAGGTTATATAATCGTTAACTAATGGGTAGAAAAATTATCTATGGAAATCTAGACAATGGCTAAGGGCGGCAAACAACCCGGCGCTGGTCGTCCCGCAGGGGTTCCCAATAGGGCGACAACTAACGCCCGTGAGGCGATAGCGGCTTTTGTAGAGGGCAACGTAGACCGTTTAAACGGCTGGCTAGACCAGATAGCGCAGGAAAGCCCGAAGGATGCGTTTGACGCTTTCATGAAGGTAGTTGAGTACAATATCCCGAAGCTAAACCGCACTGACGTGCAGCAACTCGACAAAGACGGTAAGCCTGCCGATGCCGGGTTTAATATCAATATCCGCCATGTGAAGGCAGATGCCAAAACAGATTGACCTTCAGATACCTGAAAAGCTGGCTGCTATATTCGATGGCCCTGCTGACTATCGCGGGGCATACGGCGGCAGGGGCGCAGCCAAGACAATAGCGTTTGCCAATATGGCGATTATAGACGTTATGCGCCTGTCTGATAGGCCGTGGCGCTTCTTGTGTGGCAGGGAACTACAGAAATCCCTTAAAGATAGCGTATTCAGCGTTATCGACGGCCAGATTGATGCGCTTGGCGTAGGAGACGCGTTCGAGCGCGGAAAGGAATATATCCGATGCAAGAACGGTAACGAGTTCCTGTTTTACGGGTTGCGTACTAACATTGCTGAGGTTAAAGGACTTCATGGCGTACGCCGTACATGGCTGGAGGAAGCGCAGAAAGTCAGCCAATCATCACTGACATACCTTATCCCCACTGTTATGCGTGACTTTCCTGATTGTGAACTTTGGGCATCTTGGAATCCTGACGATGAAGACGATCCAATCCATAAGATGTTTGTCGCTGACGCTGATGAAAGCTTCAGGGTTGCCAAGGTCAATTGGTACGATAACCCGTTTTTCCCGGAAAGCCTGAACAAAGTACGCCTGCGCGATAAGAAGAAAAAGCCCGGTGCATATGACTGGATATGGGAAGGCAACTTCAACAGTAATGCTGAGGGTGCGGTCTATGGCAAGTGGATCAATGCCATGACTAACGCGGGCCGGATGGTTGAAGGCATATATGATCCTGAATTACCTATATATACCGCATGGGATCTAGGCTATTCAGACGATACGGCGATATGGTGGTTTCAGATTGCAGGGTTAGAGATACGCCTGATTGATTATTACGAAAACAATCGTGAGGATATACAGCACTATATCGAGCAACTATTCGGGCGCGAGATTATCGTCGAGCAATACGGCAATCACGGCAAGATCGTCAAATGGACGCATGGCAACACTATACCGGAAGCAGAACACCGCCAGAAATACAAATATGCAAAGCACTTTGTCCCTCATGACGCGGCAAACAAACTATTGCAGGCCGGGGGACGGTCTATCATCCAGCAGGGTCATGAACTAGGCGTAATGATGAATGTTGTCGCGGCAACCAGTCAACAAAACCAGATACAGGCCGCAAGGACGACGCTTGATAAATGCTGGGCTGATCCAGTTCGATGCAAGGATGGACTTAGAGCATTACGAAAATATGCGTTTATCTATGATGAAGATCGAGCTAAATGGTCAGACAAACCCGAACATAACGGGTATAGTCACGGGGCGGACGCTTTCGAGATTATTGCACAAGTCTGGAAATCTGATATTATGACGGAGGAACGAAAAAAACCGCGCTTTTTGGAAGATTTGACCGCAAAAGAGGTATTTTTCCCCGATATGCCAGCGCAAAGAGGCTATGACCGAATATGATCGAACAAGAAAAGTCTAATACCGTTGCGTTTTGGTGCAGTCAAATTGACTGGTACGAAAAAGAGTTTTCCACATGGGAAAAGCGTTCCAAGAAGATTATCAAGCGGTATAAAGACGAGCGCAGCGATGCCGAACAGGGTAGATCACAATTTAATATTCTCTGGTCAAACGTACAGACATTAGCCCCCGCCGCTTATAACAAGCCCCCCATTCCGAACATAGACCGCCGTTTTCAAGATGATGACAAGCTTGGAACGGTTGCATCACAGATATTAGAGCGTTGCGTATCTTATTACGTTGATGCCGATAATTTTGACGACATTATGAAGCAATCTGTCCTTGATCGTCTATTGCCCGGACGCGGCACGGGCTGGGTTAGGTATGTTCCAAATTTCAAGGATGCTGACGTACAGGGCAGTATTGAGGTCAGGGGCGAAGGATCACAAGCGACTGATGACCAGCAAATAGGCGAAGAGGCTGAACAGGAATTATATTCTGAAGACGTGGTAGCTGACTACGTACACTGGTGTGACTTCGGGCACACTTATGCCAGAACATGGCAGGAAGTAAGGGCGGTATGGCGCAGGGTTCTTATGAGCCGCCGTGAACTGATTGATCGGTTTGGTGAGGAAATCGGTAAAGCCGTACCGATGGATAGCGGTAAGAAAGAGGATAAGCTTCCTGAAGATCAAAAGAGGGCCAGTGTTTATGAAATCTGGGACAAGACAAGTAAGAAGGCTTACTGGATTAACAAGGATTACAAAGACGCGCTTGACGAAAGGGATGACCCTCTAAAGCTTAAGGGATTTTTCCCGTGTCCCAAACCACTATATGCGACGATTGCTAATGACGGATTAATCCCTACTCCTGATTACATTCAATATCAGGATCAGGCAAAAGAACTTGATGACATGACGGCCAGAATTAACGCACTGGTAAAATGCGTTAAGGCCGTTGGCGTTTATGATGCCAGTGCGCAGGGTATTGAGCGCATGATGGCCGAGGGTGTAGAGAATACGCTTATTCCGGTTGAACAATGGGCGGTTCACGCTGATAAAGGCGGTCTTAAGGGAACAATTGAGTTTATGCCGATTGCCGATGTCGTCGCGGCTCTTTCGTCACTGTACGAGGCGCGGGAGAGAGCAAAGCAAGACCTATACGAGATCACGGGTATTTCAGACATTATTCGCGGGGCTTCAAACCCGAATGAAACTCTGGGAGCGCAAGAGCTTAAAGGTAAATACGCCGGTCTGCGTATGGAAAATATCCAAAAAGACGTCGCTAGATACAGCCGTGATTTTGTTCGCATGTTTGCGGAGATTATTGCGGAGAACTTCAGTATTGAAACGATTAAGCAGTTATCAGGCTTTAAGCTTCTGACCGCGCAAGAAAAAGCTATGATTGAACAGCAAATGCAGATGGCACAGGGACAGCCGCTGCCAGATGATATTGCCGAGATGATGGATAACCCGACATGGGAAGAAGTTGAAGGACTAATTCGCAATGAAACGGCCCGTTGTTTCCGTATTGATATTGAAACAGACAGCACGATTAAAGTTGATCAGGAAGCGGAAAAAGCAGCCCGTACTGAGTTTCTGAGCGCAGTAGGGGCATTTATGCAGCAGGCTGTTATGATGCCGCCTGATTTGCAGCCTCTATTAATGCAAATGCTTATGTTTGGTATTCGTGGGTTTAAGGTCAGCCGTGAAATTGAAAGCACGTTTGACATTGCCCTTAATAAAATCAGGCAACAGGCAGAAAATCCACAACCGCAGCCAGATCCAGCACAAGTTGAAGCCGACGCAAAGGCGCAATCTGAAAACGCCCGTACTCAGTTAGAGGGTGCCAAGATGCAACAGGAAGGTCAATTTAAACAGGCCGAATTGCAGTTAAAACAGCAGGAAATTGGTATAAAGCAGGCAGAACTTCAACTGAAACAACAAGACATGGAATACAGATATGGCCTTGAAAATAAGAAGGTTGATGCTGATTTGGTTAAGTCGCGGATTGACGCGAAAACAAAAGTATCGCCTGACGTTGCAATGTCTGACACAGATATGAACGATAGTGAGGTCACTCCTATGGCAGCGATGATGTCACAGCTTGCTGATACACTAACACAAGGACTGGCAGCGATTGCACAAATACAGGCGCAGGGTAATCAGGCGGTAGTCGAGGCTATTCAAAACCCGCCAGTTCGTGAGGTTATACGTGATGCAAGCGGCAAGATTGCGGGGGTAAAATGATCTCTATAAAAAACGGCACAGCTACGTATGACACCCCTCTGCGTGAATACGTCGCGCAGATTGGCGATGCAGTCGTGCGGGCGAAGACGCTAGACGGGTTTCGTCTGGTTGTGGCGATGACCGAAGAAGAAACATCTTTGCTGGAATCATACAGAGAAGAACAAGAGGCATGGCATGGCGGCGATAACTGATTTATCTGATCTGATTAACCGCAGGACTGGAGGAAACTCCGGTGCGCCCGAAGATATCTGGCTTTACGTGGATGGCAGGATCGGGGCGGCGGCTGCGTCTGCGCCTGTTTCTGGAAGGTACAGTTCGCTGTGGCGCTACAATAAGAACCGGGGCGGTTCTGGTGCAGCGCCGTCCACATCGGCGGTCCCGACGAACACCACGAACGGCGGAATACTCCAAACCGATCCCGCTGGCGGCGCAGAGAAGTTTTTGACCGGATGCGGTGCATCGCTGAACACATATGGCAGCATACTATTGTATGATCGCCTTGTTGCTTCGGGCGGATTGTCCGGAACCACGACAACGGCGCAGACAACCAATCTGCCGACATCGGCCTTGACGCGGTACACGTCTGGGGAAGGTAATTTCATTTTCCTTGAAATCAGTGCGATTATCGGGACCACCGGGACCACGGCGACAATTCAGTACACCAATCAGGCTGGAACCACTGGCCGGACGACACCCGCTTTCTCAATCGGGGCAACTGGCCTGCGGGAAGCGGAACGGTTCATTATTGTGCCGCTAGCCGATGGCGATACAGGTGTGCAGGCGATTGAAAACCTTGATCTGTTGGCAACAACCGGGACTGCTGGCAATATCGCGGTGGGTATCGGGCATCCGATTGTAAACATGATCTGTAACAACCCCGGCGGTCTGGCGCTGATGGATAATATATCCGGCGCGGTAGTGCTGCCTGAAATACAGACTGATGCTTGTCTGGCCATGGCGTTTCTGGCGAACGCCGCGACCATACCTCAAGGATTTTTCCAGTTCAGTTTCGTGGAGAAATCCTGATGGCTGTGACGGATTTCAGCACCTATAAAAGTTTATTGCAGCAATACCCGACACGCCTCATATCAAAAGTGGCCATCGGAGATACAAGCCGTTTACAGTCGTGCTGGGCGTCAGCCCCCATTCCGGGATTAGCCCCTACAACGGCAACCGCTCTGTCAGACAGTACGACAGGGGCTATAACATTTGAAAGGTTGGGATTACCCGCTGCAACGACGAAGACACGCAGGCTGGCACAGGTCCAAACCAGAACGTCTTTGAACGTCACCAGCATCGCATTGGCGACTTTGGTCATAGATCGCCTGTCGCATCAGGGTGGTCTGTCCGGAACGACAACCGGCGCACAAACCACAAACCTTCCGACTGCGGCGCTGACACGCTACACCAGCGGCGAAGGTGTTTTCGCTGCTTTAGAGATTTACGGAACAGTCGGAACCACAGCGACCACGGCCACGGTCAGTTATACGAATCAGGCGGGAACTGCCGGACAAATAAGCCCAGCGTTTGTATTTGGCGGCTCCGGGAACCGTAGCGCGGGGACTATGCTGATAGTCCCGCTGGCTGACGGAGATACCGGCGTCCGTTCTGTTGAAAGCGTCACATTGGCGGCTTCCACAACGACTGCCGGAAATTTTGGAGTTACGTTGTTCAAGATTCTCGACTGGGTTCCGGGCGGAAATGCCGGTTTCGATAACACAACGGGGCCTGTTGACGCGTTTCTGGGCGGCGGCGGTTTATGCCCTGTGGTTGAAGATAACGCCTGTATTCAGCTTTGTTCTTTCTCTGGTGCTACAACTGTAACGCAGCTTTGCAGCCTGAAATTCATTGAGGACGACGTATGACGTGGAACGGCTCCGGGCCATTTCTATTTGATGGCGCGGCGGCAGAACTCGGGTTTGTCCCGGTTGAGGCAATCCCTGCGCCTCCCGGTGGCTTTATTTCGGCATGGTGCTATAATTGCAATACTATTTTAGGTGATGGCATGAAAAAAAACGTAGCAGGGCAGAAAATAGGGGCGCAGATAATAACGGCTTCTGATGGAAGCGCGTTCACAGGATCTGTTACGGTATATGTTACAGGCGATGGCGGAACTCAAGGGGCCGGATCTGGAACAGTAACCCATGAAGGGAACGGATACCACGGATACGCCCCAACACAAGCAGAAACAAACTATGATCACATAGCCTTTACTTTTACCGGAACAGGTGCAGTATCCGCCACTATTCAGGTTTTTACAGACTTCCCACAAACTGGCGATAATTATGCCCGCCTTGGCGCTCCTGACGGTGCCAGCGTTTCCGCTGATATTGCTGCGGTAAAAACCCAGACCGCTGCGATTGAAACCGATACGCAGGATATTCAATCCCGCATTCCTGCCGCGCTGGTATCTGGCCGGATGGATTCAAGTGTCGGGGCAATGGCAGAGAATACACTGACAGCCTCGGCGCTGGCAGCGGATGCAGTGACGGAAATTCAAAGCGGGTTGGCTACTGCTGTGGCACTAACAACGGTTGATACCGTAGTTGACGCAATTAAGGCAAAAACAGACAATCTTACATTCACTGTCGCCGGACAGGTAGATGCGAATACAGAGAGCATGAATGGCGCTGAAATACTTGGTGACGGATCAAGCGGCAATCTGTGGCGGGGAGCTTAATGGCGGCATTTTCGTCATTATCGTTTAGTACATCGTCTTTTAGTGACCAATCTTTCGATTTTGGCGCTGCACCAGCACCTCAAGTAACCGGAGGTCATTTTGGTGAGGACTACAGAAAAAGACTTGAACGACTTGAGCGAATTACCCGGACAAAGGAAATTACAGCCCCGGTTATCGAGGCCGCTCAGGAAGTCATTGAAGCCGTTCCTGATATACAAACACCGCAGCTTGAGATAATAGCGAAGTCTCCAGAGGCCATAAATCTGATCGATTATGAAGCCCTGTCTCTCGAAATTCAGGCTATTCAAGACTATTTATCCAGCCTTTCGATGTATAGTGATTTGGTTTATGATCAAATGAATGAACTCGATGACGAATTGGCAATATTGTTGATGGTGAACTAATGGCACATTATTATGAATGTTGTGGATGCAGGGTAAAATTTACTGTCGAGGATACGGAAGACTATAATCATGATCCTGCGACAAGAGAATGTATAGACTGCGGCCAAATCGGAGGGATTTTGTATCACGGGTATTCTGGATATGCTCCGGGATATATCAGCGACACACTCAACAATACGTTAAACCCAGCAACCGGAAAAAGATACGACAGCAAGGCAAAGTATTATGCCGATTTGAAGGCAACTGGTCATGTTATTGTCGAGGGCGGAATGCAGACAGGAAAAAGACAACAGCGCGGTGATTATGACGTTCACAGGGAACTAAAAGAGGCCGCGCAAAAGCATGGGTTGATATCATGAGCAATCAAAGCGATAAGCAGGCCAGTATTAGAGCCGTAACTAGCACGACAAACACATATGAAGGTGACTGGCACGCGCTTTTTGACCTTCATTCGATTGATGCCGGGACATTTAATGAACGACTTCTAGCGTGGATTAACGCTAAATTAGCAGCTTCTCATACTAACCTTATTGATGCACAGCAAGCCCTAGCGGATGCTAATGGCGTAGCGAATTGGGATAGTATGGGTACTTTTGACGCAACCGCACCATAGAAAGAGCCAAATATGACTACCGAAAAGAGCCTGAGAGAACAACTTGAAGAAGCATACACAGACGTAACAACCGCAGAAGACCCGGCAGAGAATGAAATTAGTGACGTTTCCGATGTTGTCGAAGAAGGCCCGGCAAGAGATGAAGCCGGTAAATTTACGAAAAAAGAAGAACCCGCAGGAACGCCGGAATTAAATCCTCAAGAGCATGAAGTAGTCGCCCCTGCCCTCGAGGCCCCGCAGGCTTGGACTGGCCCCATGAAAGAGAAATGGTCAACCCTTGCGCCTGACGTACAGGCAGAAATCCTGCGCCGTGAGAACGATATTCATAAGATGGTAACCTCTAAAGAGGGTGAGCTTCGCCTTGGGCGTGAAATGAAGGACGTAATAAATCCTTACATGCCGATTATTGCGGCAGAGGGAGGAAATCCTGTTACGGCTGTTCAATCATTGCTGAATACCGCTTATCAGCTTCGGACGGGGACGCCACAACAAAAAGTGGCCCTCATTCACCAGATTGCAGAGACATATGGCGTCGATCTGGGGCAAGCAGGAAACCAGCAAGCTGCGCCGGATAATTACATTCAGTCGCTTCATAATGAAATCGCCCAGCTTAAACAAACTCTAAATCCTGATGCGATTATGTCACGCTTGCAAGAAAAGCAAGAGAGTGATAGAATTCAGGCTGAAGTTAATGCCTTCGCTGCAAATCCGGCGAATAAACACTATGAACAAGTGAAAGCCTTTATGGCTCCATTGCTTGCTTCAGGACAGGCCAAGGATTTGCAAGAGGCTTACGACATGGCTTGTTACGCGAATCCGCAGATACGCTCCACGCTGCTCCAAGAGCAAGACGCCGAAAGGCAGGCGAAGCGAAAGGCGGAATTGACAGCGAAAAAACAGGCCGCAGTATCAGTTACGGGCAGTCCATCCGCAAACGCCGGAAACGCTAAATCCCCAGAAAGAACACTTAGAGAAGAATTGCAGGCTAATTTAGCCGCGATTACAGGCTCTAAAATCTAGGGAAGCGCGGTGCCTCCCTAGCAACCAGTTAGGGAGGCCACAATGGCAAATCCATCGTCTACAATGACGGAGATTGTAACCACTACGCTCCGTAACCGCACAGGCAAGCTGGCGGATAACGTCTCTGAAAACAACGCGCTTCTGATGCGACTGAAGAAAAAAGGCAAGGTTAAGCCTGTTTCCGGTGGTCGTACAATCGTGCAAGAGCTTGAATATGCAGAAAACGGCACATTTAAGCGTTATTCCGGTTACGAAACACTGAATATTTCCCCCTCTGATGTTTTCACGGGCGCAGAATTTGACTGGAAACAAGCGGCTGTAGCTGTTTCGATTTCTGGTCTGGAAATGCTGCAAAACAGCGGCCCGGAAGCAATTCTGGACCTTCTGGAAAGCCGTATTTCTAACGCTGAAAAAACCCTCGTCAACAATATCGCTGCGGATTGTTATTCGGACGGTACGGCTGACGGCGGTAAACAAATCGGCGGTCTGCAATTGCTGATCGACAGCACCCCATCAACGGGTACAGTTGGCGGCATTGATGCATCTACAACGATTGGTTCTTTCTGGCGTAATATTGCTGGTACAGGTACGGCAGCAACAGCGGCAAATATCCAAACGCTGATGAATGCGGTTGCCCTGCAACTGGTACGCGGTACAGACCGTCCTGATTTGATTGTAGCCGGAACGAACAAATACAAGTTTTATCTGGACAGCCTGCAAGCAATTCAGCGTATTACTTCCGAAGAAATGGCCGGAGCTGGCTTTACATCCCTGAAGTACTTTGGTCACGGCGGTGCTGCTGACGTTGTACTCGATGGTGGTGTAGGTGGCGCTTGCCCGACAGATAGCATGTTCTTTATCAATACAGACTATCTGTTCTTCCGTCCTCATGCTGACCGTAACTTTGTTCCGCTCGGTGATGATCGTTATGCAACCAACCAAGACGCTATGGTAAAACTGATTGGCTTCGCTGGAAACATGACTGTTTCTAACCGTCGTCTTCAGGGCGTCCTCACCAATTAAGGAGAAAATATCATGTCTCAAACACTTATGGGCGTTGATCTGACAGATGACAGTGAAGATGCACTGTTTGAACTGGGTACGCGTCACTATGACCCGAATACAGATAAAGAATGGATTTATGTCCAAGCTGATGCTGGCGGGGTTACTGGTGCTGGTTACGTTGTATTGATTGATGAGGCTTATGCGGCTGATATGGTTGATACAACGAACTCTGGAACGGGTTATGGTCAAATTCTGGCTGTATCTCCGATTGCTGTAGCTGCGTCTGGATATTTCTGGGCACAGGTCGGTGGCGTTTGTGTTGTACGAGTGGCGGCTTCTGCTGCTGCTAACGTGCGACTGAATACCACGGCAACGGCTGGTCAGCTTGATGATGACGGCACCGCAGGCGCGGAAGTCGCTGTAAACATCGCTTTGACAACGGCAAATGGCGGCGCTGCTGCAACCGCAGCGGCAGTTCTTATCCCAACTCCGAATGTTGGTGCTACAGTGTAAGAATGAGGGCGGGGATAAAATCCCGCCCCTTTTCTCGGTCGGCTCTACCGAGGGAGATGGGGCTATTAAAAGCCCCGTCTTTCCCCTATAATATCGGTATCCAACCCTAACAAAGGAAACGAGATGACTTTAGTAGAGCCAAAGATTATCCAGCAAGGCCAGAATTATCATGTAAAGCATGGGGACGACACTGGCCTTTATGTCGAATTTCATATGGAACCCGTAGAAAATAAAGAAAAAAGCCTAGAGGCTGGCCGTCCAATCTTTGAAGAAAAAGAATACGTAACAATCAGGATTGCAGGCGATAGCAAGACCGTCCGTGTCCGTCCTGTAAAATATGATTGGGATGCAGGAACACCACCAGATAGCGAGAGATGGCCGCGCCAATATCAGGCGTTTAAAAACCAGCAAACACAGGCTTTAGAAGGGACACCATTGACAGAATGGAGCCTTATCACAAAAGCCGATGCTTTGAGTATCAAAGCCCTTAACATTCATACCGTTGAACAACTTGCGGCGCTGGGTGATAATAATATCAATTGGCTGGGCGGAAGGACTATGCGAGATAAAGCAAAAGCATGGATTGATCAGGCAAAAGACAATTCCGGCATTGCTAAACTGCAAGAAGAAAACCAGCGGCTAAGAAACGATCTGGAAGCGATTAAGAACCAACTTGCGGCGCTGGGCGAAGAAAAGCCTCGCCGTGGCCGTCCACCGAAAGAGGTAAATGATGCCGAGAACGCTACTTGAGTTAATGCAGGCTGCCTGTGATGAAATAGGCATACCGCAACCATCAAGTATTATTGGGTCAGTTGATGACCAATCTAGGCAACTCCTTGCTCTTGCAAACCGCGAGGGCAAGGATTTTTCTGTCATGGCGAATAGCCGTGGTGGATGGCAGGCATTGCATAAAGAATATGTATTCCAGACGGAAGTACCCGCAGCGACAACGGGCGACACAACAGCAGGAAGCAAGGTTATTACAAATATTCCGTCAACCGCAGGAATAACGGCAGAGTACTGGTTTGTAACCGGGGACGGTCTGCCGTATCAGGCAAAGGTTGTTAGTGTTGATAGCGGAACGCAAGTAACGCTTGATAGGCCAGTATCGGAAACAGCAACAGGCGCGGCCCTGCAATTCTCGCAGGGTGCTTACGCCATGCCTGCTGATTTCGAGTATTTCGTGCAAAAGACATTCTGGGACGGGACTATGAGATGGGAACTTATGGGGCCTATATCAGCGCAGGAAAAGAACGTCCTTCGCTATGGTGTTGCAGTATCTGGCCCACGCAGACGTTTTTATATCCGTGATAACCGGATGTTTTTAGATCCCGTTCCTGCAACGGATAACGAAAGTATCGCATTTGATTATTTTTCCAATTATTGGTGTCAGTCCAGCGGCGGAACAGATCAGGCTCGATGGACTGCAGATACAGATACATATCTGCTGGATGAAGACTGCTTCATTCAGGGCATAAAATGGCGTTTCCTACGCTCCAAAGGTATGGATTACGGTCAGGAAAAAATGGATTACGATGCCGATTGTATGCGTGTTCTGGCTCGTGACGGCGGAAACAGGGCATTACCGTTAGGCAATAGACAGACATTGCAGCTTTTGAGTAACGGGAATATACCTGACACCGGATTCGGCCAATGATTAATGTATCTGGAAAGCGTGTAGCAAGAACGGCTTCAATACAAGCCCCTACCGGGGGATTAAATGCTCGTGATGCTATTTCAAATATGAAGGAAACCGAAGCCACGATCATGACAAACTGGTTTCCAACGCCGTCAGATGTGATGGTTAGGAACGGCAGCGCGGATCATGTAACCGGAATTACAGGCGCTGTTGATACCTTGATGGCTTATAATGACGGGGTTATTCAAAAGCTATTTGGTATTGCTTCAGGATCAATCTATGACGTTACCAGTGCTGGAGCCGTGGGCGCTGCGGTTGTATCAGGGCTATCTAATTCACGGTTTCAATATATCAATATGGGTACTGCCGGGGGATATTTCCTTATGGCGGTTAATGGTCAGGACAAGTTGCGCTATTACACGGGCAGCGCGTGGGATGTTGACGGCGGCGGCACCTACTCGATTACGGGCGTAGATACGGCTGACTGTATCCATATTAACAACTTCAAAAACCGTGTTTGGCTGATCGAGAAGGACAGCCTTTCTGCTTGGTATTTGCCTGTTTCAAGCATTGCAGGAGCGGCTGCTGAATTAAATCTGTCAGGTATATTCAAGCTAGGCGGATATCTTGTCGCAATGGCAAACTGGACGATTGATAACGCTGCGGGGGTTGATGATTATGCGGCGTTTATTACGTCTGAGGGCGAATGTGCGGTTTATCAGGGTACAGACCCTTCCAGCGCGAATACATGGGCATTAAAAGGGACATTCCGTATTGGAAAGCCAATAGGCCGCAGATGCTTTATAAAAGCCGGGTCTGATGTTCTCTTGCTGACAACGGATGGGGCGTTTCCGCTTTCAAAGTCATTGCTTACTGACAGGTCACAGTCTCAAAATGCCATTACCGATAAAATATCAAACCTGATTAGCGATGATATTAGGTCTTATAAAGAGAATTTCGGATGGCAGCCGTTTCTGTACCCTGCCGGGAACAAGATCATTTTAAACATTCCGCAGATTGAAAGCACAACGTCATATCAATACGTCATGAATACCATAACCGGGGCATGGTGTAAGTTCACTGGCTGGAACGCCTTCTGCTTTGAAGAAATAGACGACATTCTTTATTTTGGCGGCGATGGCATTGTGAAGTCCTGTGACACAGGAGCCGATGATAGCGGTGACGATATATCAACCGAGGTCCAGCAGGCATACAGTTATTTTGGCAGTCGTGGGACAATGAAACGGTTTACGATGGCCCGCCCCATATTCTTGGCAGAGGGTGATATTACCCCAGCTATCATTATGAATGTCGATTATGAGAATAAGATACCTCAATACGCAGCGCAGTTTTCCGGGTCTGCTGGGTCTATCTGGGACGTGGCTCCATGGGATACGTCAGATTGGGGATCGGGCGACAATATCATTAAAAAATGGCAGTCAGTCTCGGGTGTAGGATATTCTGGCGGTATTCGGGTAAAAACCGCTACGCAAGGCATTGCGATACGCTGGCAGGCGACAGATATCATATTCGAGGTCGGGGGCGTTTTTTGACGCTTCTTTACGGGGCTGATAAATCCATTTCTGACTGGGTATCAAAAGAGATATTCGGAGTTCCTGGTCAATTCGAAAAATCAAAAGCCATAGGCGTTTTACACGACGGAAAATTAATCGCTGGGGTTGTCTATAACAACATGCTAACTCGGAATGATGGTGATCCGTATTGCATCGAGATGTCCGTTGCCAGTATTGACAAAAGATGGGCAACAAGGCATAATTTAAATGCGTTTTTCAGTTATCCCTTCATCCAGCTCAGGCTGGAAAGAGTTCAAACGCACTGCAAAGCAGATGATGAAGGGGTTATCATGTTCAATAAAAGATTGGGTTTTAAGCCAGAGGGATATCACCGCCAGCTATGGGCTAGCGGTGGCGATGCTATTTCATGGTCTATGCTCCGTCATGAATGTAGGTGGATATAATGGGTAAAAAATCCCCAAAAGCCCCAGCGGCTCCGGATCCAGTGGCAACCGCAGCAGCGCAAACGCAGCAAAATAAAGACACCGCGTATTGGAATGCAGTTCTTAATAACGTCAATCAGGTAACGCCTTATGGAACATTGACATATACGCAAACCGGTGGAGGAAAGACTTATAATGATGCTGGTTATAACGCCGCCATGCAGAATTACAACAATGCGCTTGCCTCTGGTGGTCAAGGTGGTCAGATTACACGTTTCGGAAAACCGACAACGGATTTTAGCTACAAAGACGGCGGATATTGGAATAACGTAACCAATAGAGCCGTCAATCCTGCTCAGGTTATGGCTATGGGCCTATCAGGCGGGGGGTCAAATTATATTGGTACAATGCCTAAACGTGAGGATTTCTATACCGGAGAAACTCCACCTCAATTTACTTCCACGATCAATCTGACGCCTGAACAACAGGCCATTCTTGATACTCAAACAAGATCAGAGCAAGCCCTTGCAACGCTGGGCGAAGAACAATTAGGCCGCATTCGTGGCGCGGTTTCAACGCCTTTTAGCTTCTCCGGCCTGCCGGGTGAGTTTACCGCAGAAGATGCCTCAACCGCAGCGGCGCGTGGCGAAGAAGCCCTTATGTCGCGGCTTAACCCTCAATTTTCCCGCGATGAAGAGGCCCTAAGAACACGGTTAATCAATCAAGGTATTGGTCAGGGGTCTGATGCTTATAACCGTGAAATGGAACGGTTTAACCAAGCGCAAACCGATGCCCGGATGCAGGCTATTCTGCAAGGCGCTAATTATGGCGGTACGATGCAAAATCAGGCGTTGCAGCGCCGGCAACAGGGGATCAACGAGTACACGACACAGCGGAATGCTCCGCTTAACGAATATATCGGTCTTACGTCTGGCGTACAGGTTCAAAACCCACAATTCCAGAATACGGGCTATCAGGGTACCGCTCCGGTTGATTATGCAGGATTGGTTAATAACCAGTATCAGGCGCAATTGGGTCAGTACAACTCAAAAGTGGCAAGCAATAATGCCACTCAGTCTGCGCTTTTTGGCCTTGGCGGGTCTGCTCTCGCGTCTGCCGGCGGCACTGGTGGATGGCTTGCCCTGCTTTCCGATATTAGGGCAAAAGAAAATATTAACAAAATTGGATCAATGCCATCAGGGATTGGGGTCTATGAATATAACTATATCGGGGACAATACCCCGAGAATTGGCGTTATAGCGCAAGAGGTTGAAAAGATTATCCCTGATGCTGTTATTACTGGTGATGATGGGTTTAAGCGCGTTTACTATGAAATGGTGCGGTAAATGACAGCAAGACAAGATAATACGTTCTTTTCTAATAAGCCCAATATCCGCCGTCAGCAGATGATGGCGCAAAGACTTATGGAACAAGGTAAGCAACCACAAAACACTGAAATGGTCAGTGGTTATGCCGTTCAGCAGTCACCCGTTGCTGGTCTAGCAAGAGCCTTAACGCAAGGTCTAGGCGGATACATGGAAGGCCAAGCGACACAAGCTGAAATGGATCGTCAAAAGGCAGCGCGTGAAACAATGGCGCAGGCAATTGATGCATATTCTCGTTCTCAGTCAGGAGGACAAACGCAGCTTGCAGACGGTGAAACAATTAACTGGAATGTTACGCCTCCTGATCGTGCTGGCCAAATGTACGCTAATATTCTCATGGGCAACGAAGATACCGCTGATATGGGCATGCAATCTGTTATGGGCCAGATGCAGGCAAAGCAGAACATGGCGAATGAATTGGATATGTACCGTCATAAATTCCCGATGGAATTGGAATTGGCGAGACAGCGAGCCGCTATTGAGGCTCAATATAGAGCACCTCCTGCCGCTCCCGCTTCATACCAAGAATTCATTCTTGAACAGCAAAATCCTGATTTTGCGGCGTGGAAGAATAAACAGCAAATTGACCCAATCACTGGTGAACCAGTTCGCAAGCTTTCTTCCACAGAACAAAAAGAAGTTTTTGATATTCAGGAAAAATCTGATGCTACTGGTGGCGCAATATCAGCCCTGCAACGCGCTAAGGAAATTTTAGGCCGTGGCGGCGAAGGATACAATGAAGCTGTTGATGGGGCGCAGCCATATACAGGCATGGGAGCAGACGCAAGAACGGCAGCGGCAAGAATACCGATAATCGGAGGATTGATTGCTGATAAAGAACGTGCGGCCGCGACAACAGAAGCTAAAAACCTTGTGACAGAGCAGGCACTTGGCAGCATGAAGGCAATTTTTGGGGGCAACCCGACAGAGGGTGAAAGAAACATTCTTTTACAGCTTCAGGCATTGCCAACATATACTCCGGCAGAGCAAAATGTCATTATAGATAATGCAATTAAGGCAGCAGAGCGCCGTCAATCTAATTTCACCCAGCGCCTTAATCAGATTGGCACAGGTCAATATTTTACACAGCAGAATTTAGATAACCCATACGCAACGCCTAATCCAGCAATCAATACACCGGTTGATCAAATCCCGCCCGCGTTGTCTGTTCCTGAACAGGGGTCATCTACACAAACCTCATTTGCAACGCTAGAAGACGCCGAGGCGGCTAATTTACCGCCCGGTACAGTTATCACAATCGGCGGAAGAAGGGCGGTTATTGAATAATGCCCATTCGTTTTCTCGATGAATCGCAAGCGACAAATAAGCCGAAAATCAGATTTTTGGATGAAGAACCGCAGCCTATAGCTTCAAAAAACTACACTGGCGAAGGCGTAGTTATGGGCGCGGTTGATCCTGTTTATGGTATTGGTCAAATGGTCCCTCGTGGCCTGTCGGCTATAACGTCATTAGGTGGCTTGGCCCCTAATCCGGTTAGCAGGCTTTACGAAAAAAGCGCCGGACGCATAGATGATGCGGTTCAAGAGCGTGAAAAAGAATATCAGGCCGGAAGAGGTGATCAAGGTTTTGATTGGGGAAGATTGGCGGGAAATGTTATAAGCCCGGTTAATCTTATCGGCGCTGGTCCTGCAAGAGCCGCCGCAGCGGCCCCGACACTCGCAACAAAAGCCGCAGCAGGGGCTGGCGTGGGCGCTGGGTATGCGTCTATGGCTCCAGTTACAAGCGAAGGCGATTTTCTTTCACAAAAGGCAAATCAGATGGCGTGGGGGGCTGGTGGTGGCGCTGCTGCTCCTCTGGTTGGATCGGCTATTGGTAGGGTTCTTAACCCTCAAACCGATGATGCTGTTAGAGGTCTTTTAAAAGAAGGCGTAAAACTCACTCCGGGTGAAATGGCAGGAGGGATGTTAAAGCGCGGAGAAGACGTTCTTTCTAGCGTTCCAATCGCCGGAAGCGTTGTTAAGGGCGCTCAGCGTCGAAGCATTGAAAGCCTGAATAAAGCAGCTTACAACCGCGTTCTTGCACCAATTGGTCAAAAGCTTCCTAATAATGTGGAATTAGGCCGAGATGCCGTTTCATACGTAGAGCGTGAACTCGGGAAAAGATACGACGATCTTCTGCCTAAACTGACGGGTCAGATTGATAATGTTTTTCAGCAAGACATGTCTAATGTTTATAAAATGGTTCAGATTGACGACATAATGAACCCCCCGGAGAAAGCCAAATTTAACAGTATTATTAAAAACTCTATTATGTCTAGGATGTCTGGAAACGGGACCATGACCGGGCAGGCGATAAAAGACATTGAAAGCGAATTGGGGGAGAAAGCGGCTGTTTTTGGAAAAGGCTCTATTCAGGAACAACAACTAGCAGACGCCCTGAGAGAGACACAAAACGTATTAAGGGGGCTAGTCCAAAGATCAAACCCGCAATATGCTGATGAATTAAAGGCGATTAACACTGGATGGGCAAACTTTAAGCGTGTACAGAATGCTGTCGGGTCATTAGGTGCCAATGAGGGGATATTCTCACCCCCACAACTTCAATCAGCAGTAAAGGCCCTTGATAAATCAAAAGACAAGGCGGCATTCGCCAGAGGCTCTGCTCTTATGCAAGACCTAAGCGATCCCGCTAAAGCAAGAATGGCTCAGTCTGTGCCAAATTCTGGGAGTGTTGATAGGCTTTTAGGAACAGCCTTGCCTTATGGCCTTGCTTCTGGAGCCGCCGTTTCTCCGGCTGCTATTCCCCTTGGGATAGCGGCAATGGGATACGTCCCCGGTGGCAGGCGTATAGCACAAGCAATTCTGGCAGACAGGCCGCAGGCTGTAAGACAGTTAGGAACGGCTGCGGCTAAATACGCGCCGTACTTGTCCGCGCCACTCGCTGCGCCACTTGCCCGCGAGAAAGGGAAATAGGAAGCCCCAAATGAGAATGCTTAAAAAAGCACCCAACGCAATTCTTAATGTATCGTTATCCATGCCTGAATATGGCATAAAATGGGAAAGGAAACAATCTTGAGCTTCAATGGTTCCGGGACGTTTGTTCGTCTTTATAACTGGGTTAACGACGCAGCAGCTAACATTAAAATCCGCGCTGACCGCATGGATGCTGAAATGAACGGCATGGCCACTGGACTGTCAACCTGTATCACAAAAGACGGTCAAACCACGGTTACTGCAAATTTACCCATGGCGACATATCGGCATACAGGCGTAGGAGCTGCGGTCAATCGTACCGATTACGCAAGAGCCGGAGAGGTGCAAGACGGATCATTTAACTGGGTAGACGGCGGCGGGACCGCTGATGCGATTACAGCCTCTTATAGCATTCCTTTAACCGCCTTAGTTGACGGTCAATTGTGTTTTGTTCGCGCTACGGCGGCAAATGCCACGACAACCCCTACGTTCAGCCCCTCTGGACTGACGGCCCGGACGATTGTTAAAAACGGCAATCATGCCCTTGCGGCCGGAGATATCGCTGGTGATGGTCACGAATTGATTTTGCGTTATCGTTTATCAGATACAAAATGGGAACTTCTTAATCCTGCCGTTACGGGTGTTCCTACACTAACAGGAAACAACACGCTTTCAGGAAACAATACCTTTACGGGCAAGATATTAACGCCTGATGATGGCGAACTGACAATTTCATCAGGTGCGGTTACGGTTACTGGGGTTTACCATACCGTTGACACTGAAAGCGATGCCGCAACAGATAACCTCGATACGATTAACGGCGGGTCAGATGGTCAGATTTTAATACTGCAAACCGAGAACTCTAGCCGCGATGTTATTCTGACAACTTCCGGGAATATTGTTTCTCCAAATGGAAATATAACACTGGCATCGACAAGCGATAGCGTAACCCTTATTTATAGCGGTGCGTTGTCTAAATGGGTTATTCAGTCTGCGTCTGTTGTTGATCCATTTATATCCAGCATGACAAACCGGGTTTTAAACGGCCTGAAAATGTCAAACGGTACGGATGCGACAAACGATATTGATATCGCCGCTGGATCATGTGTCTCTGATGATGGCACTACAGTAATGACGCTTTCGGCTATAACCAAGCAGTTAGACGCTGCATGGGCTGTCGGTACAAACCAAGGCGGCTTAGATACTGGAACAATTGCTAACACAACATATCATGTCTGGGTTATTAATCGCCCGGATACGAACGTCACTGATGTTCTTTTCAGTACGTCTGCATCATCCCCGACAATGCCGTCAAACTACACGAAAAAGAAATGTATTGGCTCTATCGTTCGTGTATCTGGCGCAATTCTGGCATTTACGCAGTTAGGGCGTAAGTTCATTCTAACTGACGGCCCCCTCGATGTGAGCGTTACTAACCTCGGGACATCGGCAACGGATTACACTATTTCAGCCCCCGGTGGAGTTCAGACAATAGCGCGTGTGCGTATATTCTACGAAGTCCCGTCATCGTCAGGCGCTTATGGTGTGAGGGTTTATTCAAAATCTGAAAGCGATGAAGCAATTAGCCAAACAACCAAGGCGCTTCCAAACGTGCAGAACTATCAGGCTGGATCAAGTGCATCAACATGGTCTATGTCGTCTGAGCTTGAGATTTTGACAAACACATCAAGCCAGATCAGAGCAGTATCAACAGTGGCAAGCACGACACTTCGTATTGTGACTGTAGGTTGGGAAGATTTTAGGATATAATCATCAAAGGAGTTAATCATGCAATCTCTGGGCAGCACAAGGAATGATTGCCACAACCGACAGCGCCCGTGTGTTTCACATAGGTGGATCTAAGGCTCTTTCCGCAACGCTTGACCGAGTGAGAATTACAACCGTAGGAGGGACTGATACATTCGACGGCGGCAATATCAATATAGTGTATGAATAAAAATGTGATATATTAGCTTTATATGAGGTAAGCATGGCCGATCTGAATGATATATATGAAAAACTAGGTCATATATCTGCAAAGCAGACAGCCCTGCATGAAGACATTGCAGAGTTAAAATCTGATATTTCTTTATCAATCAAACCCGCCATTGAATCTTATCGCAAAGACAGGAATGTATTGATCGGTGCGGCCCTGACGGTTTCAGCTATATTCGGGTCATTATTTGGCGGGATTGGTAAAGCAATTGCCAAGGCCATGGGCGGTAGTTAATGGCAGAATTGAGAGCATTGCCCCCAACGCCTTGCGCCTCAGACAAGAAAATCCAAGATGTCGTTTTGGAATTATTAAAATACGTTCGTGAAAATCGCGTTTATCAATTAGCGTTTATTACCATCACAGATCATTCCGAAGATTCTGACTCGTTTCAGGGTTTTGCGGATATTGTCGATACAGGTGAATACGATCTGGAAAACATGATCGATATGACTGAAGCATTAAGCGACATGGTTATTGACCTTGCTGATGAAATTGAAGATTATGAAGACTACTAACCCGGCAGAGGTTGAACAGGATGGATATATCAGAGCTTAAAAACGACCTTCTCCACGACGAAGGTTTTGTTTCAGCCGCATATCAAGATCATTTAGGCTATTGGACAATCGGTATTGGCCGTCTAATCGACAAGCGCCGTGGCGGTGGCATTACCATAGACGAGGCCATGTATCTGCTCGATAATGACGTTAAACGCACATTGTTTGCCCTCAAGGACCGATGGCCGCATTTTGAAAAGCTTTCTGCGGTGCGTCAAAGAGCCGTTATGAATATGGCTTTTCAGCTCGGAATTGACGGTTTTATGAAATTCAAGAAAGCAATAACCGCCATGGAAATCGGCAACTTCCAACGGGCAGCGTTAGAGCTTCGGGATAGTAAATGGTATTCCCAAACCCCTAGCAGGGCAAAGCGTATCTGTGCTATGATCGAGACAAACAAGGGAGTTTAACATGACACAAGAATTAACTGGCGTATTCCGCGCTGTTCTGGCCGCTGCTGGCGGTGGTTTAATCGCCAAGGGTTACGCTGATGCCGCAACTGTAGACGCTGTTGCTGGCGCTGTAGCGGTTCTGTTTACCGCTATCTGGTCGATCTATCAAAAACGCAAAGCGAAAAAGGCCGAATGAGTTTCCTCCTGCAAATGTTAGGTACACTCGGGGGCTGGCTTGTTAAGCTGGTCCCCATCTTTTTAGCCTATCGTGCCGGGGTTAAGGACGTGCAGGCTGAAGAATTGGAAAAACAAAATGATGAGCTACGCAAAGATGCTGCTTTGTCTGATACCGCTATTGCTGACAAGCTGCGCGAACGTGCAGAGCGCAAAAATAGAAACAAGCGGTAACGCCGATGCTTTTGCTTCTGGCCTGTGTGACAGTGGCAATCCGGCTGCGGTTGAGGTATGCCGGGTGTATAATGCGTGTTCTATCTAACCTAAGCGTTATACAAATACGCGAAGGTTAAGAATACCGTTCCTTCAATTCCCGCATCGTCACAGGCGTATGACCGATAATCCGCCCTTCTGATATCGTCACAATATGAGCCCCGTACCAGTATCCCTTTGCTGACCCCTGCGCGTATTTTGGCACGTACTTATCTGGCATGAAGCAACCGCCACAGATTGCCGTGGTTGACCTGTTCGGCCCGAGCTTGCTTTCCTCCCAGTATCCGTAGGTATGGGTATGACCAAAGCAGACATCCCGGACAGACTTCGCCGCCACGTTTACCGCAGCCCTTGCCCCACCATAGGGTTTGTTCATGCCGGACATGGGGACATGGGTAAAATCAACCCCGCCGATATCGAGATAGCCTTTATATGGTGTAATCTGCCAGTTCTTATGTATTTCCAGATAAGCATGTTGCATCATGCCGTAGACCTCTGGATTGCGGTTTTCAAATGACCATAACCGATCCTCATGATTTCCCAGAATGAAATGCTTCTTGCAGGCATGGGTTATTTTGGTGTCCAGCAGTTCACGCGCTTCCTGACTGGCGGCCAGATCATCCATGAATGCAGGCTTAAATCTGCCCTGCCATGTCTCGTTTCTCTCGTACCCACAAAGGCTGTTTAAATCGTCAAAATCACCGCCATCTATCAAGATATCGGGCTTGGTATCGTTCACGAACGCGGCCAGCCACAAGAACCGATCCAGCGGCATATCAGGCTGATTATGGGCATCGGTAAACCACAGGACTTTAATAACTTCCGGCCTGACTTCCTTTGTTTCCTTACCCGCAGAAGCGCGAACGCGGGGTTTAATCCCGCGCTTATGTATAAGGTCCAATCTGTTGTGCATGGTTGAGGATGATATCCCGAGAATTTCAGCCGACTTTCTAAGGTGTCTATCGCTGGCCCAATATATATTTGCAGTCTTCTGCAACTCTTCATTGCTGATATCAGGCATCTTTTTCCTCGGGTACGCGGATACACGTTATGGAATAATCGGGGAATTGCGACAGGTATAACTCCATATCGACAATGGCAATGCGGCAGGCTGTCTGGGATTGGAATGTGACTTGCGGCGCGACAAAGACTTTATCGCCTGATGGGAGTATTAGAAGGAATACCATCATCCATTTCATAAAAGGATGATATCATTAAAATCAAGTTAATACTATACGGTTAGTTTCATAAATATGAGTGCGCCGATACCGGCAAACAACCCGGATAGCAATTCCCGGTATGTATTGCTTCCCAGTCTATGACCAAGTTCATACCCTAATGGCCAGCCGATAACACCCAATCCCCCGACAGGTAGCGTTATCAGAAAGCCTTTCACTGCCATATACACACGGCAGTATTCAACGGTTGACGGATGCCATGGTGACAACAGATCAACCAAAGGCTTCAGCGTAGATTTTCGGTTAGGGTTATATGATCCGTCACCAAAATGAAGTCCGGGTGCCGTGGCAGATTGCATCCATGCGTATGACCATGCAACACCGATCAGGCAGTACCAGCCGATTAACGGATATAACGCATAACCGATACACGCGGCGAATAAAGCCTCTGGAAGCCATGTAAGACACTTAGGCAAGTACTGTGACGGCCACAGACTTCCGCCTGACCATGCGGATAGTAAGGCCATTGCTGGGGGGATAATGTATTCAATCATCGGACACCTCGCTCACCGGATTAACCTGTAAAAACCCCGCGCATTCTTTGCCCGGTATCTCTGTGCGATAATCACAATATACCTGATCGGCCTGCGCTTTTGTACCGCTTTCACGATGGCGCTTGCATCTATCCCTGACGGGGCAATCCATTCGGATGCACATGGTGATCATTCTATACCCTTCAGCGTCAATAAAATCTCGTTCCACCCCTGATTGTAAGCGTTCTCTGCAATCTGATGGCCAGATACAGCATTGTGGTAAAGCCTCTGCCGCTCGCTCATTGTGTAAACGACTTCTGCTATTTTCAAAGCCTTCATAACCATATGATAATGATCGTGCATATACCCGCGCCAATCATAGGTATCGATACCTTTATCTGACGGCATTTCATCGATTAAAACTGAATAGTCCTTTATCATTCCATACCTGCCTCGTAATATTTAACTGCTAGCTCCACGGCTTTCTGTGCTGTTTCCGCTGTCGCCTGAAACGTAACGTCCGGGTTCATTTCATCGGCTGATATTTTGCAATACCACGGGCCGCTGATTGATTTCCATACCTCGAATTTAATAGCATGGATTGGGCTGCATATCTTATCGAAACGAGCGCCAAGGCCATCTCGTACAGTCCAATAATCTGTTTTCGCACAGGCAATGTCTCTAGGTGCATCGCCAATGGCCATGTTACAAAGACGGTCTAATCTTTGGTGGTACATCCCTAACAGCCATCACCGCCCCTTATATCTTGAGTTATAATCCGGGGCGAAGAATCCCAGCGCCCCTTTACATTGTATTAGATCGCATGGCTCCGCGCTATCCAGCATGAAGCCGTACTCACCAAAAAACCAAGGCTGATCGGCTGCGGCCAGCAGGCGGGCATCGCGTATATGCACGGTATCGATGAGCCTTGCCTTGCCGACAATGCCCCCGGTGGGGATCTGGCCGGGCGGCGGGCACTTTATGCCCATGTCCGCGATAAAGTCATAAGCGGCGTGATCGATCCTTAGCCCGGCGTGGATCAAAAACCAGCCCCTATATTTCGTATTCCAGTCCCTGTTCTCGACGCGCTTATAACCGTTAGCAATAAGCCACGCCCATGGCTGGTTGATTGATAGTGCTTTTAGGTCTGGGGGTGTAATTTGCATCATTCCTTCGGCCTCGTTGTCCAAGTGGTTTTCGTGTAAACGCTTACTGAGAAAGTCTTGTCGCATGAAAAACATTGCTGCTCTGTGTATTCATCGCTGTAGAAATAGCCCTCGTCAGGGGTAATGGTATAATCGCAATGCGGGCATATGACGTGACTGCTGCTGTATTTGGTGATCATTCCATCCTCTTCCTGTAAGCGCGGGCTGATGCGATAAGCGCCTTAAGTTCACCAAACACCATAAAATCAAGACCTTTTGACACCGGACGATTGTCTGGCCAGTCAGATGCGCTCTGTATCGCTGTCATTTCTTCGCCAGCATTAATCGCCTCATCCAGCCCGTCAATTTTCGGCAGCTTGGCGCTCAGGTATCCTTGCGCGTGGAGGTGGTCTAGGCAATCATTCCAGCCTAACTGTTTTCCGCGCTCATAACCTCTACGGTACGGAGAATATTCATCCTCAAATACTGGTTCTGGCCGCTTTAACGCCTCAACATCCCCGGCCTGCATCTGATCGAGGGCGGCGCAGATTGTGCTGATATGTTCAGCCTCTTTATCTGGTTCTGTAGCTTCATATTTTGAATGAAATACATCAAGGATACCGTTGAACCAGTCAAGAGCCTCCGCCGCATCCCCCGCTGGCTTTTGCGTGTCCAGCGCGGATTGGAGGACGTCACGTATGGTGTCCGAATTTAGTCTAAACCACGCACTTACATCACTATCTAATAAAAAGGTATTCGGTGGCATACTCCACAAAGCATCTCTGATCTGTGATTGTGTCGGTGCGTTCATGAAAATTCTCCGCTGCAAAGTTTATCGCCTGTTTTCAAGTCGGGCCTGTTAAAATTCGGGTATTCCTTATAGCATTGCAAAACGTGTGGCCTGTCCTTTTCGGATCGTTTTGAAACAACAAGATCATTCAATTCTTCAATCGTCACTAAGCCGCCGTATTCATCTTTGATAACGGCATCACGTAACCTATGAACCCAATCAGCCCATGTATGAATTTCTAGGTCTGGGATTATATGAACACTGAACGGCCAGCCAGCAGATGATTTACCTATATGGATCATATCTGATCCCCTACCGCACTTATCGCAGCAATCAATCACTTGATAGTAATTAGTTCCCATCTACTCCCCCTTCGTGTACGGTTGCAGCCTTTTAACGGCATCCTCGGCGTTCATTCTCGCTACTTGTGCAAAACCCGGATGATTAGCTTTACCCTGAACAGCTATGTAATTCAGCGTTCCTTGCAAGTCCGTGATAACCTCCCTCGGCACCGCCACCATGTCGGATTGCGGGGAGGGCTGTGGGGTGTGTTTCTCCATTTGTCGCTCTATCACCTGTTGCTTGTGTTTTATGAAGTCGGATAAATCCCCCCGCTCATTCGCTCGGGTGCTGGAGGGGGTGCTTGCTCGGGTGTTCCATGCGTCATGAAACTGGTCAGTCACGTCAATAGCTAGAACGCGCCACGGGCCATCCTCTGCGTCAACCAAAAGACCGTGAGTTGCCATCATGAAAAATCCATCATCTTGGCTCGGATCGTCAAAGCATTTAGCGCGGTAGGTATAGGCATCGCTGGTTGCCAGTTCGCGGCTAGAAAACGGGCCTTGATATGGGCCTTCTTCGTCATCAGCCCAAAAGTATTTTAGGCGATCAGGCAGTAAATCAGTGTCGGTCATTTCTTTTCTCCATTCACATACGGGGCGATCATGGCTTCGTAAGCCAACTGATCTTGTGACTTCTGTTTCGTGTCATTAACCCGAATCTCAGCAAGATTTTCTGCCATAGCCATGTCCGCACCTATGTTTAAATACTGCGCGGTCCAAGCCGACTTTATCATCTCTCGTGTCGGCTCCATAGGCACAATCACGCACCCATCCAGTTCTGAAAGGGCATCATCCAGCAACACAAATTCTGCATCAGTTAGGTCGTCCATAGACTTAGCAAGTTCCAAAGCCGCTCTGACTCGCTCGATTGGGGTCATGTTATTCACCCCTCGCGTCGGAAACCTGTTTCACCGGGTCGTCTTTCATATAGACAAAAAGCACCTTGTCCTTATTCAGAAGATAACCGTATGAAAAACCAAGCCCTGCAATTGTCGCGTATAGAAACATCGCCACTGCGAATATTATCGGCAGCAAAACCAATTCTTTAATCAATTTCTTCATCATTCCTCACTTCTGCCCGAGGGCGTTAATTGGCACTACGCAGTTCCCGCGTTGAGTTTTTAGTCCGACCCCGACCACGACCCCGACCACGACCGCGACC